CGTGGTTAAGTCATTTGGTTACACCCACCCCTCTTGGGTAGGGATGGGAGAGGGCGCTAGGGGGCCAGAGGCCCGCGCCCCCATCCGGCGAGGGGGTTGAAGAAATCTATGAAACGCGCTAAAACGGCAAAATGAACGGATTGGCAATACGGCTACCACAGTACCTTGTCGAGACGGCGGAACGTGAGCTGCCACGGATCAACATGCATGTGCGGATCAAGTCGCCTTCGCTGGTAGCGGCTTGCAAGTCGGCTGGAATGCCTGACCGGCTGGCGGAGACGTGCAGCGGGTTGTTGGCAAGCGTAGTTGATGATCTCGATGCAATCGGTCGGCTGCCGCGATCGGCGTTCGAACGCAGCAAGCGGATGGAACGCGTCCTTGCGGCCACCAGCGAGCCGGCGGCTCACGCGCTGAAACTGGCTATGGCTGTGTCGCCGGTCAACGGACGGGCTTGTGCGCGCCACTGGGACGCCATCTGCGACAAGCCGGAAGTTGGACGGTTCGCCTGGTTGCTCGGCATGAACACGGATACGGCGTACGCGTATGGAAAACGAATGGAGAAGCGGTCATGAAAAGTCTCAAACGAGCGCAGCAACTTTACCGGATCAAGAATTTTGTGTGGTTTTACAGTTTGCTCATGCACATCCCAGCGTTTAGTCGCTGGACCGAGCGACGGCATCGACGACCTATCGAAAAGTGGGGTTACGTGGAGAGCTACGTCAACCAGCGCCGAGCGGAGCGCGAGCGGGAGAAACGCGTAAATTTTGTCAAACGTGTAAACAGTGCTTGACGCGGTTTGTACGCGTGCTATGTTGAATGCACGAACAACGCAGACAACCGCTGGAGAGCACCAAATGACCGTTTTCACGTACAGCGCAAAAGTTGTTCTAATGGACGGTCGCGAATTTCAGATCGGCGATACGCTGCGCGCTGCTGACGAAGCAGAAGTCATGCGAAAGGCCAACGTACAGGCTGATGCGACTTGCGTTGTCGCTTTTCCGGGTGCTGAAGTTGATGGTGTTTGTAATTTTTGTATCGCGTACGCTGCAGATCAAGCATGGGGCTGCTGATGCAAAAATTCGTGGAAGAACTTATTAGTCAGCTTCGTAACGGCGAAGACATCGCTAACACGGATGCAGTCAAGCTGGTTCGTTGGTTGGATAAAAAATACCCCAACTGGCGCAAAGCTACTTGACGCCCCCGAACTAACCGCGTACAGAACAGTCATTCAACCGCTGGAGAGCAACCATGCAACTCGTTACAAACAACTACGGTGGCAATCTTCACGTCACGGCAAGTGCCATAAACGCGAACGGACTGGCTGATTACGTGTTAGCAATGGATTGCAGCACTGGTTACAATACCGTAGTAGTGTTTCGCGTTCCGGATGAAGTCGCATCGAAGTTGCGCGCTTACTTCAGCGTGCGCGAAACACGACTACAAACTTTCACCCCGCGCGTTTAAGGCTTGACACTCCCAAACTAATCGCGTACAGAACAATCATTCAACCGCTGGAGAGCACCAATGAACACCAACAGCCCCACCCTTGCAGACATCTACGCCCGCCTTACATCCCTCGTGGAAGATTTCAAGTCGCTGGAACTGTCCAGCGTCGAGAGTGCGAACCTCGTCCCCACCATCAAAGCCGTCGCAGACGTTGGCGCCTTTGCTGCAGCCATCCATGCGCAGATCGAGCTGCGAGCGCTGACCAACGGCGAGATGCTGCCGGGGGTGGTGGTCAAAGATGCGGTCACGCACCGCAAATGGCACAGCGACGAAGCAGCCGAACAGCTCGCCCGCGAAGAATTCGGCGACAAGGCGTTTGTCACGAAGCTGCTGTCACCCGCGCAGATCGAGAAGCTTGGCGAAGCCGGCGAGCAGTTCGTTGCTGTTGCGAGCTACAAGCCTGAAGCTGGCAAGCGTGTGGTGTACTGAGATGTGGGTTATAGCGTACAGCAACGAACACCACGGATGGGTCATATTCGACATCAATACGCAACAGATCGTTGCATCAGCTCACGACACGCACGAAGACGCGGTACGCGCTGTCGAAACGATGGCGTACCGCGTCAGGCAAGGATGGGAGATCAGCGCAGCCGAGATCACAGTTGCGGGCCTGGTTGAGTATCTGACTGAACTGGAGAAGCAGACATGAGCGCCACAGACGAACAGTACCGCACCACTGCGGAGCAGGAAGCGCTGAAGGAAAAGCTTAACCGCTTGCGAACTCGGTTGCGCAGCATCCACATCCACAACGAGTTGCGGCCGATCATGTTTGCGCTGCTCGACATCTTGGATGCTGAACTATGATCAGCGAAATCGTGCTATACACTGCTGCAGCGTTCACGGGGCTGGCGATCTACGGCGCCATGATGTTGATCGTGACGGAGGTTCGGAGATGACTTTTTGGAAATTCTGCGACGAACACCCAGTGCTGGTCTTTTTCGTCATACTTATTTTATTTGGGAGTATTTCCGACGTTATCGTCGGAGTGTGGGGGCACCGATGACTTTTCATCCGGGGCAGCTCGTACGCTGCGTTCGTCGGGACCCGTGGTCCATCGTCTGCGGTCCAAGTTTGCCTATCACTGGCCCGGTGTACGATGACAGGCTCGTGGTGGGCGGTGTTGTCAAACACCCGTTGGGCGGCAGTCCGTGCCTGATGTTCGCCGAGTACCCAATGCGTGCATATGACGCAAAGTTTTTCCGCCCCGTCACCTTCACGTCAGTTGAACAGAAGATTGAGGAACGCGTCTGATGAACGTCAAGGAATTCGCATCGCTGAAGGTCGGCGACAAGATCAGGAACGACGCCAGCAATAGCGACGGCACCGTGACCGAACGTGACGAAGACGGCGTCTACATCGCATGGGGCGCCAACGCTGCCCGGCCGTTCTACTTCACAGCGCAGAGCACTGCCTGGTTTCATTGGAGCAAGGTTGAATGAAGAAACACAAAGCCGATGAACTGAAGAAGATCGCACGCCGCACCAACATTCGCGACTACGAATACGCGGTGTGGGTGACGAAAAGCACCGGACGTGTCGTACGCTTACGTGGCGGCTGCCGGCGCTGGTCTTCGTTCGAGCACGCAAAGTATTGGTACGCCAGCGACGGCGTTACGCCTATATTCCGCAAGCCGGCTCGGTGGTCCGATGCGTGGTGCGGTACCGCGCACGATAGTTTGGTGGAGCGACAGGAAGCGCGTGCTATCCTGGCTCGACTTGAAAGTGACGTTGCGGACTACGTACGTAAGTTGCGTGCCGCAAAACGCAGAGCTAGAAAGTAACAGACAACGGGGCGTTGCAATCCTAAAGGACCGTACGGCGGTCGCTCGCTGTACGGGGATTATCGCAGCGCTTAAACGAACCTGAATAGGACGCCCGTTAGTAACCTCGGCAGCTCGTTCCTACAGGCTGACCGTAAACTGAGGGGGAGGGCGCGAATGCCTCCCCTTCTTTTCTCATGGACTGGAGAGGCGTACATGGTTGAAGTTGTGGACCTGAAGACCCGTAAGCACGCGATCGATGAGACTGTCATCGCACGTCTGGAGGAAGGTCTTGAAGCAGCACGCGCCGGCAGCGTCACTGCTGTGGCTATCGCGTACGTGACGCCGGACGGGTCAACATGGTGTTCGTGGTCAAGCAGTGACAAGTTCACTGAACAGCTCGGAGCCGTGGCACGGCTGCAGCACCGGATGCAAATTCGGCAGGACGAAGCCACCTAGACGCCACCCCCACCCGCATGCTACGGTTCCCACAAATCGCTTCACAGGGGCCGTTAATGGCGGAAGAAAACTCGTTCGGCGGCGCTATTTCCGACTTCGGCAGCGCTGTGGGGAACTTTTTCACTGGCAACGCGTCACCCCCTGCAGCGACGCCATCGGGCGGTAACGGCACGGATGTACTGCCGGACAATGCCCAACCGACGGAGGGCAAAGGGCTGTTCGGCTCCGGCATGGGCGGCTTTGGCCCTCCGTCGTACGAGCCCAAGCCGCAGGCCGATCCGCTGGACCAGGCTGCGAACCTGCTGCAGCAGCGCATTGATCGCGCGCAGGCCGTCGGCACCAATCCTCTTGCGCAGATCATGAACCCGGAAGGCGCGTTGGCTGCGCGCAACTTCGTGCCGCAGGCCACTGAGGCGCTGCTGAAGATCAAACAGCAGAAAGCCACGATCGCGGCCAACAAGCAGGAAGCCACGAACCTCGGGCTCGCACCGGGTGACGTGCCGGACGAGGCCACGCGTGAACAGCGGGTGACGTTTGCGCAGGACCGCGCGCTGAAAGGCGATCTGAAAGCGTTCAAGGGTCTGCAGGCTGTTGACCCCAAAGCGGCCGAAGCCATCGCACCGCAGGTGCAGGAAACCGTTGCCGGTCACCTCACGAAGGCGCAGTACGCGTTCGACAAGCTATCGAGCATGTCGAACCAGGGCGAGTATGCCGCAGCACTTCGTTCGCTGGAGAAGGAAGGCGCTCTTTCCGATCTGCAGGCGATCGGTCTCAAAGTGCCCGGTGACTTCGCCGCGTTCAGCGCCAGCAAAGGACGCGAGGGGCAGGCGCTCCGCGAGGCGCGCATCGGCATCAACGATCTGCGCACGAAGTTAGAAGAACGCAACACCTACCAGCCGATGGGCAAGGACGAGGCCGAGACGTACAAGGGCCGTCTGACAACGGCGTACGGTGACCAGATCACTAACGGTGCGTGGTCGCGCAATGCAGCAGCCGGTACGCGCGGTCTTATTGTGAACGGCGCATCGGACCCTCGTCAGCTCGGCAAGACGTTTACACTGGCCTCGCCGGAGCAGCGCAAGGCTGTTGCGGAGGAATTCAAGAACGCGGTGCCCGTGGCCGATATCGAGAAGGACCGCGCGTTCAATCGCATCTACAAAATCGCCACGACGGACGCCAAAGGCAAACCGCTGCCGGCGGACAAAATCAACACCAATCCGAACGTGCAACAAGGTATCGCCGAAGGTCTGGCTTCCGCATTGCGTGGCGGTAGCGGCGGCGCTACGAGCGGATTGCTCAATATCGAAACCAGCAAGCGCGGTGTCGTGCAAGGCGTGCTCGACAGCATCACGTCCGGCTATGCGGGAGCGCTGAACACCATTTCGGAAAAGGATGTACGCCCGTATCTGACCAAGCTCACGCAGTCGCAAATCCGTGACGTGATGGACGCGCTTCACAGTGCCAACGCCAATCTGCTCAACGATCGCGTTGGCGCCATCGCGGAGCGAGCGGGTGCGCTTGGGCTCGATGCAACAGCGTTCGGCCTCGGCAAGGAAGAAACCAACGGTGCGATCGGTGCAGCGCTGGAACGCGGACGCGCTGCGCAGGTTGAACGCATGCTGCCGTATCACCAGGCCATCGGTGGCGGTGACGGCGTGTTCCAGCTCGGCGCGCAGCGGCCCGGCACTGGTGGCGCACCGCTCCCGCCGGGTACGGGATCGAACACGCAGCTTCCCGCGCCGGCATTGCAAACGCCGTTGCAGCAGTCTCAGAACCCAGCTTCGCCACCGGCCGCACCCCCCGGCGGCGGAGGCACCCCGCCCGGTGGCAATCCCGCATCAGCAATGTCTGGTAACGGTCCTGCGCCTTCATCACCGGGCGGTGGTGCTCCTGTTCAGCCGGTGCAGGTCGCCGGGCAGTCGGTCAGCGTGGCACTGCCACCCGGTGCTTCACCCGCGTACGTTTCGAAGATGCAGCGTATCGAGAGCGGCGACGAGAAAGACCCGTGGACGGCCGGCACAAACATGTCGAGTGCGTCGGGCGCGTTCCAGTTCATCAACAGCACATGGGCGGCGAACAAGCCGCCCGGCGCGCCCGCGCGTGCGAAGGACGCCACGCCGGAGCAGCAGGCGCAGGCACTGGCAACGTTTACGAACAGGAACGCGGCCACGCTGCGCAATCTGAAACTGCCCGTGAACGACACGACGCTGTACATCGCCCACAATCTCGGTGCCGGCGGCGCTGGTTCGCTGATGTCTGCGGACCCCGGCGCCGATGCGCGGCAGATCGTTGGCGAGGACGCCGCGAAGAACAACCCGCTGTTTTTCAAAGGGCGCCCGACGGTCGCCACGGTGCTGCAGCGCTACCAAGACCAGATTGACAAGGCACCGGACGGCGGCGCGGGACCGAGCAACCCCGCTGCAGCGCCTGGCAAACCCGGTGAGAGCAAGGGATTGATGCAGCGTGTCGCTGAAAAGCTCGGCTTCACCAACGACCCCGAGCAATACAAGAAAAACTCTGAAGCCTCGAATGCGGCCATCCGCAGCGCGGGCGACACCGCAACGGAATTCGCTCCCGCGATCGGATCAACTGCAGGCGCGGTGGGCGGTGCAATCTCGCCAGTGCCGGGCGGTGCGATCATGGGGGGCGCGGCCGGCGGCGCTGCAGGGCAGATGCTCAAGGACTACATTCGCGGCAACAAGCAGAGCCCGTCCGCGATCGGCAAGGAAGCGGCACTTGGCGCCGTGTTCAGCGTAGGCAGCGCTGCGCGTCCTGTCCTCAGTGCTGCAGCCCGCATGGCTGGTGGTGGTGCTGTCGAAGCTGGCGCCAAGGCTGTCGAGGGTGGCGATGCTGCCGATGTCATTGACGCGGGCGTAAAGGGTTCCGCTGCGGCTGCCGGCGGTGAAGCATTCGGCCGCGCGCTCGGTATGGCCGGACACAAGGTGTGGACGATGTTCGCCCCCGATGCGCGTGAAGCGGTCCAGTCAGCCGCAGCAAAGTATTCCGACGCGGAGAAGGTGCTTTCGACTGAAGCATCTACGCTCCCCAGTGTCGGCGGCTCAGCCGGTGGACCAAATCCGAAATACGCGGCTGCGGAGACGGCCAAGCGCGAAGCCGAAGTCACGTTGAAAGACGCAGGCATCAAGCCGGAAGAAGCTGCGTACGCGCATAAAGTGGCCTCTGAGAGCGTACCGAAGCAGGAAGCACAACTTGCGAAGCCTGGTGCGCTAGAAGAACAGAACATCGGCAAAGGCTACCAGCAGCTTGAGAGCGAAGTAGGCGACCGTGGCGTTGGTGCGCCGAAAGCCGTTGCGAAGCTGCCGGACGGGCCGATTGCGGCTGTCGAGAACAAACAGGTTGCCAAGAAGCACACCGATCTGGCGCAACGTACGGAGATGGCCATCACGTCACCAGCTCCTGACTGGCAGACGAAGTGGACGCAATTGAAGGACGTGCGTTCCGCGTTGCTTGAGGCCGAACGTGACGCCATGTCGAGCACCGCAACTGGACGATCGGCGGAAGCGAAAGACATGCGCGTGCTCGCCGACAGCGTACGGAAGCAGCAGGAGAAGGTTGCAAAGATCGTGTTCGGCGACAAGGACGGTGAAGCGTTCATGACGCGCCTGAAGGTGCTCGACGTACGCTACCGCAACCTCATGGAGGCCACGAACGGCGGAGACCTGGCGAAAGCCGCGTCGATGAAAGGCGAAGCCGGCCGCGATATCGACCGCAAGTTCAAAGCGTTCGCGATGGAAGATAAAGACGCGATTGCAGCATGGGATGCGTTGCGGCGCGCCTCCAACCAGGGCCACGCGCTTGAACAAGGCGTACATGATCTCGTTGCGGCGGAGCGCATTCCGGTGCTCGGCAAGGTTTTCAGCGCTGCGAAGCTGCTATCTCGTCTCGGCGCGTGGCGTGCCGAACGCGCCGCTGGCAGCCCCGCGTCTTTTGCGGACATCCTGAAACTGCCGGAAGCCACCAGCAGACCGGAACGCGATCTTTTGGGCACCGCTGCACAGCGCAGCGCCACGATGAGCAACGAACAATGAAACCCGCACATCAATTCGTGAAGTACAACGTTCTGGACCTCACTGAAGGCAGAATTCACAAGCTGGTGGACCCCGACGGCAGTTCGCGCGTTGTGGCGTACTTCCCGAGAGACTATACCGCTATTGGCTTGACCTCAGCGCTAGACCTGAACTCTGAAACCGTAAACCTCACGACGTACCAGGTGACAGGGTGGGAAGAAATCACGCTGGCGACCATTCCGGCGCCCGCACCAACAGGAGAAGCAGAATGACGAATGTTGTAGTTTACAACGAGTTCAAAGCCGTGATGGCGAAGGTGTCGGGCGACGACACCGAAACCGTCGATACCGAAGTGCTGGCCGGCGTTACGCGCAACTTCACACTGCTGCCGGGGCAGTCGATCACGATCACCGAAGGCGAGTTCAAAGCTGCCGAAGCCGACGACTACGGCAAGTTGCGCGACGACGGTCCGACCGTTGACGAGTTCGTGGCTGCTGGTTACCAGGCACGCAACTACCCGCCGCAGGGTTATGCGAGCCGAAGTTCGGACGACGAAGTCAAAGCGGCGACCGAGCAGCAAGAAAAGCCTGATCCGAAACCTGACATGTCCGAGCCCGTTTCGCGTACGCTGCCACCTTCGCTGATCGTTCCGCCTGCCCCCATCACGGAACCATTCCCCGGCAGCGCACCAACGCCGCCGGCCGGCGAGCCAGTACCCGGTATCGCGAAGTTGAACGAAGCGGAGAACAATATCCCGGCGCCCGCGCCTCCCGCACCGATGCCGCCGGAAACCAAATCGGAGTAGCACTTGTTCCCTTGGGACTACCCAAAGCAAAAGTCCGAGACGCCGCGAGAAATCCTCTTGCGGCGTCTTCGTGAAGGCGTGCCGAAGGAACTGGCGCTCCGTGCTTCCGGCGTTCAGTGGGACGAAATAAAAGACGATCCGGCGACCGACATGGCGCTTGCTGAAGGCGAGATACTTCTATTCGAGCGAGCACGCGACAGCGGCGTAACCGGCATTGTACGCGCTGCCATGCGTCACGAGACGAATACGTGGACGCCGAAAGCGGAGCCGGGTTCTTCTGATACGATCGAGGACTTGCTGCGGGATTGAGTAGCATCCACGGTGCGATGTTGTTTTTATCGCGTTTCAGAAATGCCGGGATCACTACTTCATAGCTCCGTACTGCACGTACTTAACCGTACGCATCGCACGCCTGTGCGCGTCGATCGTAGACGACACCAGAGCAAAGATGCACATAGTTGCCACTATGGCGAGCAACGTCCCGGTGAAAATTCTTGCGAAGATCATTTGTACGCCTCCTTATTTTTGAGGTTGTCCAACAGCAACCCGGTCTATTAATCGCAGGCACGCTGCGTCTATTTGGTCCCGGTCAGCCACTGTGTGGAGCAGACCGCAGATGAAAGCTTTGTCTTCTCGTGCGTTGATTTCAGTTTTAGTGAGCCACCACCCGAGCGCCACGAATGAAAGGCTCCATGCCGACACCAACGAGACTAAAGTAGTTGTTTTCATTTGTACGCCTCTCATTTGCGCGTACGTTACGTGATTTGTATGACACGTCAAGCGCTAAATTTTTCTCAACGCATTTTCTATTAACTGCGATCTTGAGATGTCTTTTTTTGTGCACGAAGCGTTCAATTTTTCTACAATCGAGATAGGCAGGCGTACGGATATCATTATGGTGGGTTCATCTTTTCTTGGCTTAACCAGAGCTTTAGGGCACTTATTAACGATTACCGCACGTTCTAAGTGTAGTAGGTTGTGAAGGGGCTTTTCCTTCATGATTGCCGTTGCTTCGGCAATCAAAGCGCTCGCTCTGTCAGGGTAGACATCTGCTGTCATGCGTACGCTGGACGAAGCCCAGTGCGCGCTGCGTCGGTGCTCCGAAAGTCTTTTCAGGGGGTTTTTAGCGATCCCTACATAAAGCAGCTCACCCTTTGTGTTGTAGTGCCTGTAAAGCTGCACAGGAGTTTTTGGTCTTTCCGCTGTCATGTAGTACCTTTGTTTACCTACGTATTACATAATAAACACCTCGATTTGTATGGCAAGCACTTTTTGTCATACAAAATAAAGAGTACGGTCTTGACACACTGATTTTCCACACCACGCCCATAGGAGGCTATCCAGTGGTCAATATCGTAAATTTCGGCCAGCTTGGCGGCGGCTTCCGTCACTACTCTGGTTTGCTTCCGGTCACGCCTGGTGCTGGCGACAGTGGGGCTCGCGCCTCCGTTCGCATCTTCCACTTGGGACCCACCAACGCGGCTGCGATCTTCCGGGGCGATATCGCTGTCATCGCATCTTCCTCGATCGGCGTACAGGGCGGCGGCG